TGGAAAGCACCATCTGGAATTGTAATTACGTCGCCCGGGTAAACAGCAAAAATCTCATCGTCAACTTCCATAGTGCCGCGGCCATAGATAAAAATATAAACCTCTTCCTGGCCTTCGTGTTTATGTCCTGTTGTGCAATGTTTTGGATATAATAGTGTGCTACTCAGCACTAGATTATCAAGTTCGGTATTGTCTTGAACGATGTAAGTGTCATTATCTCTAACCACTTTGCCACCGATGTTACGTGTTGTATGTTGAGCCATTAAAAAACCTCCGGATGGATAATTATACAATTATTCACCTCGGAGGTCAAACTATTTGGTTATAATTCTTCTTGGAAGCCTGGTTGCCAAACTGCTGGTTCACCACCGCCCATTGTTTTAACTCTGATTGGACCTGGCGCTTCTTTGTGATAGTAACGTGTCCACGAAACATCTTCTTCTTCATCACCGTAACGACTAGTATGGTACTCTTTAGTCATCCAACCCAGTGCTTCGACATCGCCCATTGTATAAACTGCGTCGGTTGTACTGGATACGTTATGTACGACTGGTGCGTTGCCTGCTTTGATCTCTTTACTCAACCGTACTCTACGTTTTTCAGCATCGCCCATGTCGGAGTCTATTCCGTCATCGATCTCGTCGACTATTTCTTCTGTAATAAATTCTGATGATTTCATAAAGCTATTTATCTTAATCTAGAGAACTGCCGCCATCATGATTATGTAGTGACCCTTCGATTCTATGTCGATCTGACTTACCTGTTACTGCAACTGATCGTGTTTCGTCGAGCTGTTTAACATCGCTAACTAGCAGGACATCATTAACATCAATGCGTCGGAGAACAATTTCTTCATCCCCAACCACTACCTTTATACCGCGTGTCCAGCGTCCGTGATCAACAAGTACCCACTCGCCTACGCTGATATCCTTTTGCTTAGGCCCAACTGAAATTACCTCAGCCCATCTAGGTTTAATCCCTTCGGACTTACCATCATCTAGCGGCATGATAATACCGCCTCTTGATATAGTCTCATTAAATTCCATGCCTTTAACTAAAACATGATCTTTAACAGCCTGTATACTATCAGCTTTATGTGTTACTAGTGACATCTTTATTCCTTAACGTTTTTACTTTCTCTAGCTTTAGCCATTGCGCCAGCAAGGCCACCTGTTGGCGCTTCTGTTTGTGCTTCAACTTGAGCCTCAACTTGAGCCTCAACTGGTTCTGCGCTTGGTTCGTCGTCGAGACCTGAAACTATTTCTTCTGCTTGAACGTCAGCAATACTACTAACAATTGGTAAGTCTCTTGCGACATTGCCAATTTGCTTGCGATAACTTTTGTTAACTTGTGCTGAACGTGTAGAAGTGGTCTTGTTAGTGTTGTCAATAACATCACCACGGGCATTAATATTCATATTGCCAACTGCGCGAACAGTCTCATTCTGTAACTGGATTTTTTGGAAATCTATTTCATTTCCATTTGCTGTTCTGTAAGTCTTTTTTCCTGCCATAATTCCTTCCTCTGGTTATATACGCATATTTAGCGCAGGAATTCTCTAGGATCAAGTTTATAAAATATACTATCAATCCTATGTACTTTTAATTTGTACAATATATAACTGGATACGCTAGACCCTCGCCCAACTCCCCAGACTACATTATTCAATTCCATTGTATCTACTAAGTAAACCATATAACGTAAGAGATCAAACAAATCACGTTCCATGTACAATATTAATTCTTCACCACATCGTTGTAACTCTGCATCTGTTTTGCATAAACTTAATATATGCGCGGCAATGTCCATCTCTTTGTAGCTATCAGGCATGTACCACAGTTCCTGGTTTTGCTTATCAAAATCTTCTATAGATAAATCATCTTCTAGGTGTGTGACTAATGCTTCGTACCCGGCAGCCCTATTTGCTAGGCTGACATCTATTGTTTGTCCGTCCTCTATCATAAACGGTCCAGGGTGATAATTAGGGTCAGGATTAATATCGTGCATGAGTATATCAAACACTTCGTCCTGATCATAAATCATTTGTCCAAATTTATCTGTTTTCATTACTTAGGGTTTTTAGTTTTGCTAGTAAAGTCTGCTTTAATAACTTTTCCACCAGTTCCTTTTTTGGTTTTCTTTAAAGATGGATCTAACATAAATTCATTCTCGTCTGTATCTTTATCTGCATCTTCGTCCATCCACGGAAATCCTAAGGCTTCCCACGTTAACGGAAAAGGTTTAATAGCTTCAATTTCATCTACGTCGCTGCCCACTGGATATGATAAGAAACGTGGAGCAGGTGATGCCCACCAGTTTACTTCATCATCGTCGGCTACTATTTCATGCACTTCGTCATCGTCGTCTGTTGAATCCCAAACGTATGTCATCAAGCCGCCAACTGCGCTTGTAATTTCTGCATCCGATATTACAAGTGTATCTTCGAGTATAGCATTCATCTTCGTAACTAGCGTGGCAAGAATTATTGGATCAAAAGGACCCGGACCTGCAACCGTTAACACAGGAATACCTGCTTTTACGTAGCCTTTAATAGCAAGGAGATCATCTTCTTGTACAAAGACGCTACGCTGTACTATTTCATATACAAAATACCCTAAGCGATCAATGCCGGTATTCTGATCTTGCATTGATTCGCCATCTGAATAAAAATCTATAATCATCGAGTACTTGTTAAAATACAATTCGCCACCGAAGTGTATGCCTGCCATAAAATCATATTGGTTCTTCATTCTAGCCATCTACTTTAAATCCTCTACTGTAACTCTACAACAATCTTAGCGTTGTATCCTTCTTTAAGGTACTCAAATACATCTTCCCGTATCATATCTGTTTGGTCGAATATAACAAATGGTCTGCTTTTAACCACCTTAATTTGTTTTAATGAATTATCATTTACTGTTATTATAGCATTACAAACACGATTAATAATTTTTCGGTCCGACGTGTAGTCATGTAACATACGGGTCATTCCGAGTTTCTGATCGTGTTTGGAAACAAAGCATATCGAATCTGGGTGCTCGACTAATAGCTGAAGGGCCGCTGTTGTGTGTCCAGATCGCCGCGGCATTGAAATTTTCACTGTCCCGAACTCCTTGCGATAATGGTCACTTGGCATTTTTTTATACCAATTTGTAATAGACAAGCGAGTTGTATTATCTAGTGCTTGATTCGCTAGTGAGACTATTAATTGCGAATTAACTGTTATCCGATCTTCATCGACTATCATGAGATATCGATCTTCTCATCTAGATCCGAGTCTTTGCCACTATTGCCGAACATTTCGTTAAGCATTTCTTGCTGTGCTCTTGTGTAAACTTCAAGCACCATGTTGAGTTGATTTATAAGATCCTGGTTATTTATTCTGTATGCAAACGCTACACGCTTATTAAGATCTTGAATTTTCACTTGAATTTCTTCAAGGTTCAAATCTCTCTTTAACTGTAATATGTCTACCCCAGGATGTTCCATAATCTTACTTAGTTAGATATCAGCCTCGGCGCGATTTTCAGACTCCTCAACTGTAAAGCCTTCTTTATAACGACCTTCCAGTTTGTCGCGGTTCATTTTAATTATTTCGTCTGCTGTGACACCTAACGCCAGACATGCAACCATCACATAAAACATTAAATCGCCAAGCTCTTTTTGTAGATGAATCTTGTTGGCTAGATCAAGTGGCTTGCCCTGAAAGATCATTTTCTTAACAATCTCATCAAACTCGCCTGCTTCGGCAGTAAGGCCAACTGCCGCTGTGAGTAACTCTGGAATTTGCACTCCGATACCGTCGCCATCTTCTTTAAGAGCGACCAGGCTCTCAATCATTGTATCAAAGTCTCTGCTTTGCTTTGATAGTTTACCTTGTACGAACATTTCGTAATCGTTTAAATCTGCCATTATTCCTCCTCAGGAATCCATAAGTTCATAGCTGCTTCAATAACAGCTTCGTTTAAATTTGTTCTGTGTGCAATTGGGGGTTCGGTTTCTGGGCCGGATATATATTGGTAAATGAAGAATTCATTTACGCCGTCATCATAGAACAACTTGCAATCGCCTTTTGATATTACTGCGCCTAATAGGGTTAGATTCTGATCGAGTTTGTTGAGTGGATCCCACTGAACTACGGTGTGTTGTTTGTATACCCGGCAATCTAGTTCGTACACAGATTGCCCAGCCATAGATGCCAAAAAGACAAGTTCACTAACGGTAGGTTCCCTTAGCTTTGTCATTTCATCCCAATCGTCTTGTGTTATTTCGCGCATGACTTAGTATAAACTAACGCGAGTGGAAGATCAAGCTATTCGGTTACCAAGATGCTGCTAAGGCACGATGCCAAATTGAAGTAGCACCGTCGTAATCGGCTGTGCATAGGTAAATGTACGTAGCGTCAAATGCTACCATACCGATTAAATCGCCTGCTGCACCAATTGATGCTGCTGGTGCTGCAACTAGAATTTGTCTGCGACCTTGTGTTAAATCATTAACCACAATTGTAGCACCACCATCTCTAGACGCAAATTCAAATATATATGTTCCTACAGTAGGAAACGTAAATACCTGACCTTCGATGTTTTGCAATCCATCAATTCCAATTGATACTGCGGCTGGTAATGTAACCGTGTAACCAACATTAGTAATCTCAATTTCAAGTTGTACTGTGCTATGCGTAGCTACTGGAGAAAAGCTAAGAAACGATAAACTAACTGATGCCACCGGTGTTATCTTTTGGTACGGTGCGGCGGAAACTGTAATATCTGTTGGGCCTGTTTGTCCTGTAGTAATTAATACTGTTCCGCGCATATCTTCAACCTGAGCGGATTTTATTACTGCGCCTGCAAAGTCGTTATCTAATGTGTCACCAAGTAGTGCTGCTTTGAGAATTACCTTACTCTGCAAGTCTTCAATCTCATCTTTTGCTGCTACAAAGTTGGTATTTGTATTAGTAAAGTTGTCTCGGAAGCCTTGACTATCGTTATCCTGGCCTGCTATCGGATACGCTGTATCGATGTTAGTTGTATTAATTATGCTTGTCATATTATTATAATCCTTGGTGTACTGTATTTATTACTGTTCGTTGTTTATTATCATTTTCTGCGGAAACTTAACATATTGATCGTTTGCGTCTGAGCTACTATAGACATCAACTGGCGATGTAAATCGGCATGCGCCTCCGTCAAATATCGTCTCAAGGTCGATACCGTCATTCCTATCAAACGATGTCACAATACCACGTTTCCATATATTAGAATCGGATACTAACATATCACTATCAACTGTGATATTCTCCGAGTCTGCTGTGATACCCCAATATTGTGATAGTGTTGCATCAAGCGTATATCGATCAATCTCAAAGTTAATTAAATTAAGTTGAGTACCAAAGAACTCAGTAATGCTGTATTGCATTTGTTTTGATTTCCCGGGTTGAGTGTATGCAATAACCCAGGCAGGTGTAAATCCTAGTACCGATCCATCTATTTGTTTTGATAGCATCCAGCGAGGCAATAACTTCGACAGTTGACCTATTTGATCAACTACTTCTTCACGCATATTTTGTAAGCTGTTCGGATAAACAGTCGTAACAGGCACGCCATCATCTATTGCTGGATACTTAATAGAAACAGAAGGTGGTATACTTTCACCATCGCTATTAACCAAGTTATCTACAATTTGACTATACACAACTTCGTATATGACATCGTCATTATCATCTAATGCTCTTGCAGTTTTAACTTCACCAAGTATCAAGTTCTTGTTGTAGTGATTAAATTCAAGTGCCGCAAAATAGTCTTCAAGTGTTGCAGGTGTTAGGCCAAAGGCGTGCTGGTATATAACTCGGTTAGCTGATCCAAAGTTTGGGTCGTCAGCTCTGTACACATTATCTTGTGCAATGACATTACCGTTCAATAGCAATGTATTAAGTAAATCTCTATCAGCAAGCGGTGGCATAGCCTTACAATATAATATATTCTGTGGGCTATCGAATTCTCTATTAACTAAAATTGTAAATTCTTTAGTAACTGATACGATGCCATTTGTACTATATGCTTCAACTGTAAAGTTGTATGTTAAGTCAAATGTAGTTGGGTTAGCATCAAGTCTAGTTGCATATTCTTCGTCGAATGTTGTAGTGCCACCATCAAAGCTAAACGTCTTAAAGCTAACCTGGCCAACGATGTTACCACTAGGTAACAATGATAACCCCTGTGGCAACTTATTTTTAAGGCCGGTCTTTAATCTGTACTTTATTACTGTTCCAGGATATGATGCTTCGACATATAGTGTGCTAATAGCACCATTATCAATTGTGCCTACTAGGGTATCTGTTAACCAGAAGACACTAGTTTCAATATCACCAATTAACGTTAGCGAGGTTAAGTACAACAATGATTTAATCGATGGATCTATTGTTTTAAATGTTTTGATGCCAAATGTATATTCTACTTCAGTTAAACCTACGTGTGGCAGGTGACCAGACAACCAACCTGTTACAGGATCTAATGTTAGCCCTGCAGGTAATATACCGTGATCTGCTGTTAAGTTACCGTCATCAGCTGTAATATCTGTAGTGCTCGCAGTATCCGGTCCCCATGCAATCTCGTATTGAATCTGATCGCCGTTTGGATCTATTCCAATGAACTGATGTGCATAATAATTATCGTGCCTGACAGTACCTAAGTCATCTACGTTGTTTGTAATGTATGGTGATCGAATTGCGATGCTATCTGCTGTGACGTTAGTGTTATCAGCTGTGAATTCAACATTGTCAGCTGTCATGCTATTACGACTGTATATAAACACTTCAAATGTTCTTAAGACAACGTCCTTACCATCTGTCACTTGTAATACAAATTGATAGTTCTGATCAATAGATACTGTACTAAAATCTAACGGGAACTCATCGAACGTTGTGCCGTCTCTATCCCAGCCTGCTACTGCACCACCTATACCAATAAGCGGTTGAGCGAAGCCGCTCAAAAGACCGTCTGACGTAAGAGTTAATCCCAGTGGAAGTATGCCAGACACTAACGAAATTTCAATAGTGTCGCTTGGATCTGAATCTGACGCTTCGAATTGGAAACTAACCTCACCACCGTCGAACCATTTACCTACTAGGCCAGCCGGTGTATCCCACTTTGGTTTATCTTGTCCTGATATTGTGAGAGTAAACGTTCTGTCGGAAACACGGTCCTCCTCATCAATAACACGTATTGCGAATTTTGAGGTTGTGTCTTCGGATACCTCGGATGGTACGCCTTTAAAGTCTGCTACTGAAACAGGAATGCCTTCAACGACGCCGTTTGTGTTTACTTGCACTCCAGCTGGCAATGCGCCAGCTATTAGTGAATAGGTTACTTTGGATGGGTCACCGGGGAAATCAGGATCTTCTGCTTCTAATGCAATCCTGTAAAACTTCCCTTCTGGTACCACGCCTAAACTACCGGCGTCGGTAATCCATACCGGAGCCAATGCCATTTATATTACCAAGTAGTCGGGTTTGTTGACGATATTGCTACTCGCTGCCAGCTCACTGTTGCATCACCTGGTACATAATCTAAGATACAAACGTACAAAAATCCGTCTTCGTATGCAAGCATACCAGCTGTATCGCCTGTAACACCATGTGGTAAAGCTGGAATTGTGCGTTGATTTAAATCAGTAACTGCCGCTTCCAGGATGGTAATTGATGCTTCTGTGAAATGCACGGTTGCATCTGCAAGATGTGACTCAGTTGCAAAGATATCAGCCTCGCGCCATATGTTTGCGACGCCGTCTGTCCACGTTTGGTAACACACCCAAATGCTAGTACCGTCTGTACCATCTATTGCGATCATGCCAGCAACATCGCCCGATAACCCCTTGCGGTCTGCTGGCGGTGCTGTTTGGCGTACCACAGATGCTACACCTGTGTAGATTTCTAGGAAGTTGTCGTTAGTCTTATCGAATGCATCACGAAGTTGATCGCCTGTGCCATCGTTCGCGGTAGTACCGATATTAATTGTTTGATTTGCCATTTATACTGTTCCTCTGTTAAGTTACAGTATATTTATCACATTGGCAAGGAAGCCTACTTAAACTAAAATTGCTATAATCTCTTCTTCGTTTAAAACTAATAGATCTTCGCCGTCGACGGTAATTTCCTGTCCAACGTATTTGCCAAACATTACTTTATCGCCTATTTGAACATCCATTGGTACGATTTCACCGGAGTTTAATGTCTTGCCCTTGCCTATTGCTAGAACAATACCTTCAGCAGGTTTTTCTGCTGCGGCGCCCGGTATTACAATACCACCGGCGGATGTGGTTTCAGCTTCTAATTGGCGTAAGACTACGCGATCGTGTAAGGGACGGATTTTTATTTCGCTCATGTTTTTTCCTATTGTATTCTTAACCTAGAGCTATGAAAAAGCCTACGATGTTAATGACTACAAAATATGCAGTTAACAAAATAGTCCATACCATTTCTCTACGGTAGTAAGCAAACAAGCCCGTTGATGCCCCAACTAAAAACAATGGGTAAACGAGTAGCATGTTTGGATCTTTCGCTGTGAGTGCTAATAGCAATGAACCAGCAATTGTAAATAACATACCAATCATTTCAAATAGAAATGCGATATGATCATGTTGCCAACTCCGCACTAAAGCGTTTTTTATTCGTTCCATATATTTATTGTGTGGGGGGTGACTAGTGTAACTTTCTATCCGAACTCAGATCGCCAAGATCCCATTCGTCAAATGATTCTTCGTCGGTATTGCTTTTTTCACTAATTGGAGTTTCGGGGTCCTCTAGGAAGTTATCATATGCAGTGATCCAGTCTGGGTCATTGAATGAGAATACAGTTACTTGGTCCGGATCGCCCGGTACTCCAAACAACCGCAACACGTCGCTCATGTCAACAGTATCAACCATTCCAGTTTCGTAGATGGCCGATAAGATTTTCATGATCGCGTGATGAACGGTTGGTTCTAGGTCTTCGAACATTACCCGGTAGTTGCAACCTTGGTTGCTTTCTTAACAAAAGTTTCGACACGAGGGTCGGTTGGTTTGTTTTCTTTGATACGAGTTTTAACGTTCTTGGTCAACGTGGTCTTCATGTTAGCGCGTTTCACGTTACGTGACTTTTCAGAAATCTTAACTTCAAGAATTTCTTTCTGTGCGCCCGTTAGGTTAGCCCTGTTGTCCATGAAATATTGAGCTGCTTTTAACTTAGTCATTCCTTTTGGCAGTTCAATAAGATCAATGTCGGTACACTCGGCCTTGTCAAGGATCTTAATGCGTGAGACGAGGTCATTCGCCCAACGTACCTTGATAGTACCATTTTTGTTAATCGCAGTACCTACGATTGTGAAGGTTTTCTCTTTACTCATATGTTTAATCCTCCTCAGGATCAGTTATTAAGGTTTAGTTTAGCCGTACATGGCTAGTGAGGTTAGATGATTCTACGAATTGGTTGAAATCGGACTTGCCATCCATTACGTCAATTACTGCTTCGAGATGCTTGCACATATCATCAACAGATAATACTTCGTTGCTTTCCCAGACTTTTGCGACCTGGTCTAAGGATCTTTCGATCTCAGCAGTATGAATGTCTTGTACTTCTTTGCTTGTCCGAATATTCATAATATCCTCGCTAACCATTGGTTGAAGTGTTAAGTATAGGGTCTTGTTTTAGAATAGTCAACCGAAATAATATTTCGATTTAACCGATTTTGATCATCCACGGTGCGGAGTTAGAAGCTGCTGATCCTTTAACTTCAGTTGGAACTGTAATTACGTTAGCAGATCCATATTGTGCCGCGCACATCTGTTGAGCTGCAAAGCTGGATTGTGCGTTGAATTGGACGGTATGTGGTACACGGGCGTTGCCGTTGCGTACATATACTCTGGCTGTAAAGGTTTTCATAACAGTATTTATTCCGGTTGCCTTCTATCTAATATGTACTAATTATAGCACCTTAGCCCAAAAGGTCTACCAAATTGCTTGATTTATTTCCTAATAGGTGCTAAACAGGTGGTTTTAAGCGTTCTAGTGTGTATTGACGCACATTTAAAGATTACATGCAAAGTTTTTCCCACTTTTACTATATAAATCAATGACTTAGCAGTTTTAGTGATACATAACTGGGAGCCTATAACTCTATATAGATCAATGACTTAGCAAACCGCCTACGCTTTACTTGGTATTTTGTGTGTTATTAAAAATGCTGTCATCTGCAAAGGGGAAATTAGTACAAACTCTCTGGCACGATGTATCTGTGGTTTTAACCATGTACTAGGATAGATAAGATCTACTTTAATCCGGATAGAATTGTATTGGTCAGGTTTTGATAGTGCCAACACCTTATGAAGTTTTTCGTTACGATATACATGATCACCAACATTAATCGGAACACCCATAAAATCAACATATTCAATCATAATCAAAACCTCGCAATAAATTATGTACTAATTGTAGCAGGACTACCCAAAAGGTCAACCTTTTTTGCAGCCACAAAAAAGCCCGCACAACGCGGGCTTTGTGTACTTCCTTATACGCTTATTCTACCAGGGTATATTAACCAAGTACTTTAGCGCGGCTACCTACAACATCACGTGATGAGATTGAATACTTGCCGCCAGCAACTTTAACGTTTAAGCCTAAGTTACGTAAGTCAAAGACGCGAGCAGTTAAATTCAAGATACCGTATTGCTTTGCTGCTTGAGAAGCTGTAAGCGTACGGCCTGTTCCGCGTAAATGGTTTTCCAAGAATCTTGCTTGGCCCTTTACTTTATAATATGACATTTTTATATTTCCTCTAAATGTTCCATTGAAAAGGTCTTACTCTTCACAATGTATACGACGGATTGTACAGTCATTCCCGTAATCTGTCAATAGTCAGTTTTGCCGAAACTGTTATCTCTTAAGGATAACCTCGTCAGCTAAACCATATGCTACAGATTCTTCTGAGGTCATAAAATTATCGCGGTCTGTATCTTTTTCGATTGTTGTGTACGGCTTACCGGTGACAGTAACATACACATCGTTTAATGCTTTCTTCCAGCGCAATGTTTCGTTAGTGTGAATTTCCAAATCGGACGCCTGACCTTTGTAACCAGCTAGGACTTGGTGTATCATGTGTGTACCGTGCTTCAACATCATGCGCTTACCTTTGGTACCGCTTGCTGCTAACAATGACCCCATGCTGCAAGCCTGGCCAGCAACAATAGTTCGTATATCACATTTGATGAAGTTCATGGTATCAATTACAGCCATGCCGTCAGTTACTGAACCGCCTGGGCTGTTGATGTAAAATAGGATTTCTGAATCTGGGTTGTCGCTTTCCAAATATAACATTTGAGCGATAATGCTGTTACAGCTATTCTCATCTACTACGCCGTTTAGCATAATGATTCGTTCTTTAAGCAACCGACTGTAAATGTCGTAACTGCGTTCACCGTTTGGGGTCTTTTCTATTACTACTGGTACCAATGTTGTCATGCTGAGTCCTCTTAATTAAGAACACATAGTAACACAGGTAATACAAAAGATGCAATGTCAATTAGACCAAAGCGGGAGGTGCTAGGAGAATTGGTAAAGACTTTCGACTGCTATTTGATTAATCATATCTTCACATTTTTCATTGAGCTCATCCATTTGCTCTTCGGGTACAACCGTACCATCGTTAAATTCTGCATACCCGATAAAAGCGTCACAGAAATCTGGGTAGTCACCAAAGTCAACTCCTTCAACTTCAAAAGAGCTTTTGTTAACAAGATCAATATCGAGAGGAACTCTCTTAAGGGCTTCGAATGTATCTTCTGCTGTAAAGTCTGTCATGGTATTCTCTTCAGCTTGCAAGGGCCCGGAGGCCCTTGAAGTGGGATTGTAAATCTCTATAGGTCTATTGTCATCCCTACTATTCTCTTGGTATTAAATTATTAACTTTTAGTCCGGGGAAGCTCTAATACTATTACTCATAGCATGACTCCTTTATTAAGGTTTCCGTAGACCTTGCAGAGCGTACAAGGGTTCCGGGGTACTACTTTTTATCATCTCTATAGTTTATGGTTTAAAAGGCCTTTATCAGCTTATTGCATCTGTGCCTGACGGCTCCTATCACGACCGTGAATTCTTTCGTACTGTTCAATGTTACTTAGTGCTGTCTCGTAGTAGTGACATCCTTTTTTGTGTTTAGCATAAATTTTCGACACCAAGTACTGCCCGCGTCTGATAATCTTGCTTTCGTAATCTTCAATTGGCTTAGGTTCAAACGATACCATATCTTTATCCGGATCGTACTTTATCATAAGTGAGGCTGCAATGTACATTGAAAAGTTACCTTGCTCGACCATTTCCTCTAAGCTAGGTAAGGCCAGCTTGTACTTCTCAACTTCTAGTACTGCATCAATAAGTTTCTGTGACATTAGTCGGTGCTCCTTCTTATATTAGTATGTACTAATTGTAGCAGGACTATCCAAAAGGTCAACCTTTTTATCAGGTTATTTGGACTTAATCGAAATTGATACTTTACCAGATTCTTTCTTTTCTCCGGTTATAGTAGCCATGCACACCTTTGAAAATACGTCGTCCCAACCTTCAACGGCACAACGGGCAGCAACAGGATCAACTTTGTGTTCTTTAATAAGTTTTTCAATGGCTGCTATCTTTGCCATTTCCGCTGTATGCTTTTGTGCCGAAATCTTGACTTGGCCATTTGTTTTTGCTGTTTCGACTTTTGCTGTCTCTGCATCAATAAATTCTGGCATCATTGAACAGGATGCCATTGAAACAACGACAACCATAATAGTAATGGCTACCATTTTAATTCCATACTTCATGACCTCTGCTTCGTGTTCCTCTCTTGTCTTCGATCCTGTTACATTATTACCAGTCTGCATAATCTTATTTTCCTTTCCATCCTTTAAGGGCGGCGAATGTTAATAGTTGTACATGCTCATCATTCGGCATGGTGAATGTTTGCGTTATGCTGTCGAACTTAAATTCTTTAGATTTATCTTTAAGGTCATCTCCTCTAATTGCCCACACATTATGATTGGTCCAACGTGTAATACGACCAATTCCTAATATCTTACCTGGCATAACACCAATGACCCAATCGCCTTTTTGGAGTTCCTGCTTGTACTTGTTAACAGGATTTTTAACTTCTACCTTCTTGTGTGCTTCAACGTTACGGAGGTACTCGGTTTGATGTTTTCCGACAAGTGCTTTTGTGTACTGACATTGAATACGGCCTTTTTGTTTACGCCCGTCTACTTTGTATATAAGTGTGGCACCATATGTTACAATCTGATTAGCATTGTTGTACTTGGTTTTTTCCTTGTACGTGTCAACTTCAATGCCTATTACTCTAGCAATAGTGCCTTTGGTTGCAGTAGCAGTAATTTCGATAAACGTATCAGCAGGTACAACAATATCCCCGACCTTAATGAATCTGTCGGAGTATACTGTTTTGCCGGTCCAATCTTTTGATTCTTTTGTTTCGATTTTAACACCGCCACAACTTTTTAAAATAGTACTTAATGACATTATTCTTTCCTTATTAATCCTAATACTGTTTGGTATTTGTCCCACGCATCTTTTACCGCTGGGTTCTTATCGCGAAGCCGGAGGTCCTCGAGTTCTAGCTGGAGTGCATTTTTTTCGACATCCAGAAGCTGTTGCTTTAACTCAAGCATTTCTTGGCCAATCTGATTGAGAGCGCCGCCTGTGATATTATACGATCGTTCGTCGTATGTCCTCGTAGGATCGAATGTTGAGTCTGATGACATTAGTCCTTAACCTCTTTTAAGAAGGCGTAGGCCTTGTGGTACTTCTCGATGCGCTCGTGGTCCTTTGGACGTAAGCCCTTCATCCTGTGAATGTCGCTGTTGTGTCGCAAGTCAGCCATCTTAATTGCGCGAGCAATTAGAGATACTGAAATCCGCATAATGTAATCCATGTATGGTTCGTTATCAGCATGGCTGAGCAATACGATTATGCTAACTGTACGAGGGTCAAAGCCCTCGGCTAAAAGCATCTCCGCTGTCCAATCCGTGTCCTCAATTAAGTCATGAAGTACCGCAGCGATCATCGCTTCCGTGCCTAGATGTGCAACGGCGCGCATAACATGAAGGCAGTGGAGGGCATAAGGAGTTCCACCCTTGTCGAACTTTCCGTCAAACGCTACCGCCATAATGCGGATTGCCTTGTCAAGTCCTGCGTACTTTATCTTAGTGCTCATCATTAATCCTTACTATTATAATCATCATCAATTTCATTTGTTAATTTAAAAGCATGGTTAAGTCCATCAGCTACGCCTGTAAAATAATCTTTGGCAAAGTCATCGCCTCTAGCCATCTTTGTGTACTTTGCCATAATGGCTTCTAACTTGTTGCTTAACACAAGTTTCTGTTCGTCTGTTAAATCGTTTGTAACATCAACAAGTGCCATTTCTATAAACTCCTTAGGAAGTCGCGCGCCAGCTGTACAAACTTAGCGCGTTGATACAAATCTTTCTCAAGTAACTGTGCTAACTCTAAACAAGCATCAACCCTTTCTATAGGGTTGCGCCATTCATCGTCAATGGTTGCTTCAAGTGATGACTTGCGATTTAGGAACGCTTCACCTTTTGTTAACACATCTGACATTTGCTATTCCTTCTTCTGAAGATTTTTAAGTACTAAATTCTTTGGTATGTCGCGTAGTTCTTTTCCTACGAATATTGATATTATATAAAAGAATGCCAATACATAATGTCCGAACCAGATAAACACTCCTGTCACGCACAGATCATATAGTACGTCGATTGGGAATGGTATAACCGACTTTGGCATCTCCCTGGCCAACTTTTCTTTCATCTCGCCTTTCTTATCATTTGACTCAGCGCCATCTATCATTAAGGCAAACATAAACAAAAGACTAATAGCGACAGTGACCCAACCCATGAACACGGCAATATTCTTTGCACCTTCAATTGGTTCTTCAACTATAAAGCCGTAATACAAAGCGGCTGCAAAGATACTGTTGATTACTACGTATCTCGTAAAGAGATATACTGGGTGTTTTGATATAGTTTTCCACATTATACAAATACTCCTAATTTATCTGTCCAAAACCAAACCTGGAACATTGCTGATGGATACCAAATTAAAAAGTGCCCCGGGGAGCAAACGCCCGGAATGAGATATGGCAGTGTCATGTCGTTACCAAGTATCAAACCCATGTACTTAATCGTTGCCGTAATAACCATTACCGCGGTGAATATAAATAGTGCTTCAATCATGCTGCTTTCTCCATTTCAAGTATCTCATCCTGAGTATACACATGTTTCAGGAACAAGTCTTCCACTGTTTCACCAAGCTGTGCTGCTAACCAAGCAATAATATATCCGTTTTTCTTCACCATTGCCAATCGTCTTGCTGCTATACGCTGCGGCCTTTCGATCAGTCGCTTAAACAATACATCGTACTGCTCAAAAAACTCTTCAATTGATAAATCACCTTTTATCGTGTTGCACCTGTTACATGCACAAACACCATTTGAGTAAGCCAGTGTACCACCATGCGACTTAGCAAGAATATGATCAAATGTTGCAGCGAAGTGCTTGAAGCTTTTGTAGTAACTTGCGGATACTTCGGCTCTTAAGAACATATTAGGAGTGCCACACAAGCCACACAAGCCGTTCTGAAGATGATACATCACCTTCACCTTTTTTTGCACGAAGCCCGGCGACCATTCCTTATTCATGTTAACAATCCTAGTATGCCAAACATAATTGCGCCGATTATCACAACAAGACTAAACCACCCTAGCCAATCCTTAGCTGTGTAATTTTCAATGTCTGGTAAAAATATTGGCCATTTCTTTTTCATTAAATATCTTCTCCGGCTGCGTCGTCGCACATACATTGGATCTCTTCTTCCAATTTCAGATTGTCGGCACGGAGTTGTTCAATTACATCCGCTGCCTCATTGCAATAACTTGGCGACCAATGATCACCTACGCGATTGATTTTGCCTCTAGCAATGTCTCTGACCTTCGTCGTACCCATCTGCGTAACATGCTGCGCCATATGCTTCTAAAGAACTTACGCGCCAACAATCTGTGTTGAACTGTAGTGCGTCGCGGTGCGCCTGGCACTCTTCTTTAGTGCCGGTGAACATAACGCCGGTATCGATATGTGCTACATATAATTCTGATTTAGCTGGCATTGTGATTTCCTTTGTTGCGATTGCGTTCTTCTTCACCTATTTCTGCCGCAAGCTGCTCGAGATCTTTAGTTGTTATCCCAACAAACAGCTCTGGGGAAAGATCCATGTAATATAATACAGCCGATCCAATTGTATGATTAAGATTTTTGTTTGCTACGCGATTTACGACATTATCTTTAATCTTATTCAGCTTGCGAGTCTTTGCCGCTTTACGTGCGGCAGTCAGTTTAGGCAAGCGGTGTATATAATGTGCAATCATAAAGCCAGCACCAAATCCAAATAGCGCGCCAATTATAAAAGGAGTGTAATCAATCATGCTTGTAACCTCCGAAAAACTTTTTGCTGTTCTAAGCCTTTGTCAAATCCGTCGAACCATAACATTGAATTTATTTGGTCCTGCTTGTACATCTGATAATACTTGTGGTCTGGGCCTACAGCGCCACAACGATACGGGCCGCCGGGTCTGTAGTTCTCATTCCAGCCTTTGCCGGTTTCAAAACCTTCTTTGTGGAAGTTACGCTTATTCATCCCAGTGATGACCTTTAAAATATGAAACTTGTATTTCTGCTACTGGACCGTCTGGCCAATATCCACTTTGTACCCCAAAGCCATCGCGCTTTAATAAACGTTCAACTTCATCGCGCTCATCGGGCGTTTTCAAACTAACATATATCATACTTCTTCGACCATATGTTTCGTCTGAAATGTTGCTGTGCTTCAGGCCCTTTGCTGACCAGCGGTTAGTTTTGAAATGCTTGTCAAGGGCTTCAAACAATTTTTTCTTTGATTTCATATTAGCTGCACCAGTAGTTTTCAGAAGCTACCGAAGAACCAAATGGAGTGTTAACGGATTCTTCAACCATCACACCGTTCATTGCGCTGCGGACCATGTGCGTTTTTTCTACGTTAGCCTGGAACTCACCAGCTTCACAAATTGCAAAGTCTTCTTTAACATAATCAGCACCTTGATACCGACCGCCTAACTTACCTTTCTTATCCATGCGGGTCAATGCTGCTTTTGCTGCGCCTTCGGTTTTGTAGTTCCGGATATAACAACCTACTGAACGTGCGCGGGCTAGTAAAATTTCTGTAGTTGCTTTGTTGTATATAACGTATGGCATTTTGTTGCTCCTGTGCTTAACTGTTATACTAATTATAGCAAATGCACTCAAAAGGTCTACCTTTTGGGCAAATTAGTTGCCTATATAAATCAATGACTTACAAATTAGAGGTGTACCACTGTAAATCAATGACTTAGCAACCTCCCATAAATACTGATGATGAACAGAGATATAGAGCAATACATCAGGACGGGCATTCGCAACGATTCGTTTACTATAAAATACCAACCACAGTTTTTGCTAGAGTTGGATCACTTTGTATTGACTGGAGCAGAGGCACTACTCAGACCAGATACTAGCGTATGTCAAATTGACCAACTTCTTAGTGTTGCAATCGAAACTAACCAGATGATCGAGCTAGGGTATTGGATAATGCGGCATGCTTGCCAGCAATTAAGGTCATGGATGGATCGAAAATTAGTCACTGATGCATTCTCACTATCAGTTAACGTATCTGCAGAGCAACTGCAAGACAGCCGTTTTTGTGCCCGTGTAATTGAGATAGTGCTAGACGCAGAAATCCATCCGCATCAGCTAACTCTAGAACTTACCGAAACATCAATGATTAATGATTTAAACATTGCAAAGATATATCGGCTTTCAGCGTCTGGTATTAATGTTTCAATTGATGACTTTGGTACTGGGTACAGTTCACTTGGTAGATTGAAAATGCTGCCCATTAATGAAATCAAAATAGACAAAACATTTGTAGATGATGTTGTAAGTTCTGAACAAGACGTTGCACTTCTTACCGCCATGTTTCAATTAACAACTGCATTGCATAAATTTACCGTTGTCGAAGGAGTGGAAACCAACTGTCAATATAATATATTACGTGATATTGGATTTACTTGTTTTCAGGGTTATTATTTTTGTGAGCCGGAAACTGTAGAAGAAATTGAAGAAACTATTAGCCTAACAACTTCTTTACACTGTCGATAGTATCTTGTGTTACGTTGTCTAGTTCACCTACCCAACTTGCTAATTCAGCTGAACAATCAACTAATACAAATTGCGTCGTAGCATTTGCTTTCATTAACTCACGTACATTAAAATAGTATTCTTCGCGACTAGGGTCTGCTTCTAAGATAGGACTAAAATTGAATCCTGACAGTAGAACAACATCAGATTGTGGAACTGCAAGGTTCAATGCAACAATGTCATCTTTATTACTAACGCCATTATTCTTAAAGTGTCCATTGAATAATTTAACTCCACCTGGACTACCAACTGCTTTATAACTTTCTTGCATAATGTACAAGGTGCAAACTGCATGAAAGGCACGTTGGATTAGTTTATGAGCTTCGTCTGGATCTGTACAGATGCAATTGTCTAGTTTATATTCTTTCCAAATTTTCCAACTGCCCCAGGATATCGCTGTGTCTTTAAGAACTTCTGGATCTAATAGCTTGGAAGGAATCTCTTCACTAACTACCCAGCATATTTTCACATTGTGGCCTTAAGTGCCACCCAACTATATTCGTGCAAACAATACCATGCGAAGATTGGGTTTTCTACTGTTAGTTTTGTATTCAATACTAAGTCGCCCGGCACGCCTGAATATCCCGGCTGTGTGTCGCCGTGTTTAATAGTGCGGTGACCTAATTTAAGTTTCTTGATTGTTACTACACCATCAGTATCAATTTTTAAGTCTTCACTTCGGTTAACACCAAGTACTAAGTTCTGTGGTCTGTTAGTGCCAACGAACGCTGTCTGTTCTTTTAATTTGCCAACTAGTATTTCAACTTCTTCATCCCATACATCAAGTGCTGCATTTGGAGTGCGGGTGTTAATACCAACTCGCTTATCTTCGGAATGTATTACACCTACTGTGGCTGTTCCGGTAACCGTTAATACTTTTAATTTACCAATTTTAGTTAATGTTGAATCAGTTATCTGAGCACCTAATGTGTTGCCTGATATCGCTGGCTTACCATTAATGTTTATTTGCGTAAAGTTCAAGTTATCAGTTTGAGCTATTACTGCTTCAATCATATCTTTCTTGACTGCAAGTGTAATTTCATCTGCTGCGGCAAGTGTAATTTTTGAAGATAGCGCGTCCCATGCACCTGAGGTAATATCTACGTTACCGTTAATTGATAAGTTACCGCGGACGGATATATTATTAGTTGAAAGGTCTTCAGTTACAGAAACGTTCGTGGATGTTAGTGTATTGTCAACAACTACATTATCTTCCATAATAGTTATTTCGCGTTTCGTTGCGCTATTATGAATACCAATGCCATCAAACTCTGCTTCAAATCGTTCTGCAATTTTATTAGAAATAAGTCTGTCAATATTACTAGTTTCGCTTAATCTGCTGACTAGCGTTGTAACTGCCTGCGACTTAAGAGAACCTAGAAGCTTTGGATCATTGTCAATGAGTGATCCTATTTGTGAGTTTGTTGCTTCTGCAATGCTGTTAGCAACTGCTGAATTGATAAGTTCTGAGTCAAGTAGTTTACTGTCTGGACTAACTAAAAGTTCAGCTACCTCTGTTGCTATTTGCTTGGATATGCCTTTCTTAACTAAGTCATCAAGGTCAAAGTTGCGTACCAATAACGATACTGCTTGGCTCCTAAGGTTTGCTACTAGTGCTTTGTCATTCTTAAAAAGGTCTGCGACTTGCTCTGCTACTGTTTCGGTGACTTTAGCTGCTACAATGGCATTAATTTCGTTTGAGTCGATCATGATATCTCCGGGTTTCAATTTAGTGTATTTATGATTACTTAGCCTCCCGGAGCAAATCAAGTGTTACACAATGAAACCCACCGCCTAGAGTACGTGCGTGACGTAGCTCTAGTGGTATTACATCAAACCCGTTCTTCTTTAGTTCTGCATGTATCAGTGGCTGATTCTTATCGCAGATTATTGTCTTGTTACCTATGGAGAGCATGTTAATAGCGATCCACTTACTTGCATACGGATATCCTGTAAATGATTGTGGATTGATCATATCCTCAGTGATATAAATCTTGTTGTAGCCCTGGAGGAATTCTGGCAGATTATGATCATTGACACGATTAGCATTTAGTACTATCCAGTTCTCATCAATTGGTATAATGGTGCTGTCTATGTGCGCTGCATCATAGATATCTGTTGTGTGTACTGTAAACATATCTCCTAGTACAGTTTGCAACCATTCTGCACCACGCATATTTGCAGAATCACTAACAAGGTACAATATATCAAATCCAAATCTGGCTATGTTTGCAGCATCGAAAATAGGTTCAGCATTTGTAAGTCTGAAACTACCTGCTATTACATTTTCCTGATAATTTAAATTCGGTGCTGGGGCTGCAACCCATTCAATGCCTGTGCGTATCGCCCAACGTTTTACTTCAGCATAACTTTGTACTTCGTGCTGCCTGGACCGGACTGACATAGGTGCTTCAATAACCCTATTACCAACAACTAACAAGTTGTCACGTGGACAATATGAGTACTGCCCGTCTGTAAACTGAAAGTTAATTGATTCGTTTGGTCTGTATACAGTAATGCCACGGTCATCAAACACTTCACATAACTTCTCTAAGTCTTCATTTGTTTCATCTATAA